TTAAGCCCGTGTTCCTCTCTATATATAGGATTTAAAATCTGCAAGTCACCGCCATTACCCTTAGTATACCCTTTGCCGACACCCATGTCCTGGTAGATACCGTACTCAAGAAACTTGTGCTGGATAGTAGAAACAGAGTCAGTGGATGATATCACGTTATCCCGAATTTGCTGATGCAATGAGTAGGTATTGATGACGTGCAGTCGTTCGATTTTCTCACGCCAGATTGTCACCATCATTTCCGCCCAGGCTTCCTGATATTTCTTACGATCTTCGTCTGTTGCTGCCGGTCTGTTATTGTCTGTCTTAGCCATCCCATTCGTCCTCCTTATAACACAGATCAGTCGGTTCTGTCAGTTCGGCCATGAAGTACAAGCCGGTACAGCCGGATATGAAATACTCACCCAGTTCACGGGTGTAGATTCTGGATACATTCAGGAAAGATAAGTCCAGATCTTCGTATATGTATTTATCACGGATCATACGAGAATGGAATTGTCGGAAGAGTTGCCGACAGATATCCAGCTTTGCCGCACGATCGGTCATGTCATCGTAGCGGTAACGGATCAGAAGAAACACTGTGAAGGTACGCTTCTTGAACCATCCTCCCCCGATCTGTTCGGTGGCTGCATCGTTGGTATCGTCGATACAGACGAAAGCGGATTGTTTCCGAAAATTGTCAAGCACATCCTGGAGTGAATTGATACCGCTACAGGAACAAGGGAAAAAGGCGTTGGCCTTGGCCAACTTGTTTTTCTCGGTCAGCTCCTTGAAATAGGTGTGCCCGTCGAAGAATTTACTTGTGTCCATTTTGTCTTGATTTTAGAATTTGAATATCGTGTGCTTTGGCGTCCAGTTCTGTCAAGGCCCGCCAGCAGTCCATCTGCAAGACTTCCTTTTCTTTCGTTACATCGCCACCTGTCAGTGCCCGGATCTGGGTGTTCATTGCGCCCATCAGGTCGGGTAGTTCAGGCTGATCAGCGTCGGCCGAACGGTGAAACGGCTGAAAGAAATGCGGAAACAGAGAAGTGAAGTACAGCTTAATACTACCCCACCAAAGGAACACGGAAACTAGTTCGTACTCTTTAATACGGGAAAAGGCTGCTTGCAACGAACCTTTTATGCCCGGCTTTTTCTTATAGAGATAACTATACAGGGATTTAAGCTGGGAAACGTTCTGCGAATACAGGTAGCCCTGATAGTAGTTCTCACAACAAAGGTAATCTTCGAAGCTCAGGCCGTGCAACATCGCATCGATTGCACACCGACCGCCGATCTTGTCCAGTCTGACGGGATAAGCATTGGGTTCGGAAATAAAATCAATTTGCCGGAGAAAGCTACGAATCTGCCAGTCCTGAAGAATGAATCTCAATTTCTTGTGCCAGTTCAAACGGAAAGTGCACAGCCAGCCTTCTTTAATCCTCCTGCGAACACGTATTCCAGTAAATCGCATAAAGACATAGGTCTTTGCCTTGACCGGAGAAAACAGCGTGATGACCAGAAACACATACCGAAGCTGTTCCTGGTTAAGTTCCTTCCAGGAAACAGGGAAACGAAAATCGAGGATTCTACCCCCAAAAGTATACGGAATCTTCTTTTTCATTCTGGTAAGTCTGGAAATGTTTGACTTTGTATGCCTCGGAGTCCTTATAACTGGTGAATACCTCTACCTTGGATTCCGCATAATTCTCGATGCGTTCCAGCATGCTCTTTGCAGCCGGCCAGTGTCCCATGATACAAAATCCGATAAACTTGCACATGTAGTCTGCCATGGCGGATTCTTCTTTTGTGAAAGCATTGTGTCGAGCCTGTTCAAGGATATGATCGAAGAACTCAGACGACACATGCTGCCGGATCTTTTCTTCCGCCTGATACATTCTCGTGCGAAACTCATTCAGCTTGGAACGATGTACGTCTGAAGAAGGAAATTCAACATACATCTTCAACTGTCGGGCAGTATATATCAGATTGGGGATATTGATACGGGCCTGTGCCGTGTCTGCCCAGTCGGTACCGACCAGCAGCTCCAAACACCGATCGTAGGTATCTTCGGCTGCATTGGTAACTTGCTGCAACAGGTTCTTGACTCTGTCGGCCGAAGCCGGAGCCAGATTCTGATTAGACACCACACCGAAGCCAGTCGGAGTCAATACCAGATCGAGCTGCGGAATCTGCTCCTGATAGGTACGCAGACAAACCAGCTTTGTGACCGCCTGCTCGAGTCCAGGAACCGTATCTAATTTATCTGCCATGTCACCCAGCAACACATGATTGATGCTCTGAAGGGTATCGTCCAGGTGAGGAGCAATCATATCGTATACCTCTGCCGTGGAATTGGTAGCAGAGGAACATATCTTCTCGAAAATCTCTTGTGAAAATGTAATAGCCATATTGATTCGTTTTAAGATTTGCTTTCAAGATCCGAAGCTGTCTTCTGCTTTGCATCGGTGTTCTGGTCAAGTGTAGTGAGTAGCACCATGGGAACATCCGGATAAACCTTCTCGCTCCAGCCGTTGTACTCGATGACGATGTTATGCGGAATGTTCATCAGATCATGAAACGGTATCTCCAGTGCCTGCTTGAGCGTGAACAGCTCGCGCTTGTCTGAACCTGAGTTGTTGCTCTGCCCTTTACCCGGAGTGGCACCTACCAAATTAGGATGAATGTTGTCGCCATAGCAGGTGATGTTACTGGCTTCCTGAATATCCTCGCTCCAGTCACCACCCTCCTTGCCCGTTTCAATCACGTTGATGCGAACCATACGGACTTCACGGCCGTTCGGATCGATGTAGTAACCGGTGATCCAAACCTTGCCGCTGTTCTCAATGCCGGAAACGAAGTTTTTGATGTTTTCTTTTTCTTTCTTGATGCGCTCCATCTTTTTCAGCGGTTCAGTGATATGATCTTCTTCACAGATGTTTCGCCAGTAATCCTTGTGAACCTCGACCTGATATTTTACACTGGCATGGTTGCGGAGCTTAGCTTTCTTGCCTTTCCCTATCAATCGCTTGATATCGTACCAGTCGCCCCGGAAGATGCTGGTGTAATAAGGAATTGGGTAATACTGGAACCCCGGTGTCGGGAAGCGTACCAGAATAGCGAATTTCCGTTCGCCGGTACGAATCCTTGTTTCGCCATCGCGCCCAGGTTCACGCCCCATGAGTACCATCAGATCACCCATCGGATCGCGCGGATCAAGCAAACGAATGACTTCGTAATCCTCCGGACGGAGTGAAACATTATCACGGAAATTAGCATAAATCACATGATTGATTTTGCCATTTCTCGCCTTTTCAAAACGGCAATAGCAGGCTTCTTTATGCACCAGACGGTTAATTCGCTTGCCATCCTGAGAAAGAATAATGACCGACACACAAAAGAAAAAGTATTTCATGTCTGTTGCCTGCTCGAGCTGGAACAACGGTAAGCTGTTGCGAACCAGCCAGCGTTTGATTTCGGAATGGGTTGTCGGCTGTTTGGTATCAACGTCCATGTACTTCAATCCGGCACCATAACAGGTAATGACATTGAACAGCTTGTTCTGGCTCATCACTTCATCAACACCAATCATCTTGATAATATTAAAAGGGAGCTGATTGTCTTCACCGAAATTTACATATGCCATGCCTTTCCGATTCGGGACAGGTGTCGTTCTGATATTCGCGTCTTCGTCAAAAACCAAGCTGCTGTCCTCAACGGATGCCATTTCGGCGGCTACATTGGAAACCTCGATGTTGAATATCTCACCAGGGATGAAGTTGTCGTCGTATTGTGAAATTGTTTTGTCCATATTAGAGATAAATTGTCATGTTGTTTATTTCGAATAGAGATATATCGCGGAAAGCCCGGATCAAGCCGGATGCCGGAAGACGAACACGATGGACACCCCGACGCCAATGTGAGCCGACACACACTGCACCACGGTATTCCAGAATGTCGCCTGTACTGAGTTTCCATAACTTCAGGTTACAAGGCTGCCCCGACTCGAGCAACTTCAATGCGTCTTTGATATGTATTACATTCATAGGCTTTAATTGTAAGTATCATCGAAAGAATCATCGAACACTTCCGGGAGCAAATGAATCCGCTGCTTACAGCGAGAAGCCAAGATGTAT